GTGCTAACGGATCAGCAATGCCGAGCGGCCAAGGCAGAGGCCTCGCCGCTGAAGCTCTTCGACGGCAATGGCTTGTTCCTACATGTCACGAAGACCGGGCACAAAGGCTGGCGCTGGAAATACCGATTCGGTGGGAAGGAGCAGCTGCTGGTCTTCGGCCCCTACCCCGACCTCTCGCTGCGCCAAGCGCGCGACATGCGGGACGATGGCCGGAAGGAGCTTCGCGAAGGGCGGGATCCGGCAGAGGAGTTTCGTCGCAGGGCGAAGCGCCGAACCTTGGGGATCGATCCGGACAGCACGTTCGCCGCGATCGCGGAGCGTTGGCATGCACAGCAATCGGCGGTGTGGAAGGCTCGGCACTCGGACGACGTGAAAGTGCGCATGGAGGCAGACGTTTACCCTGCCCTCGGCCGTCTGCCGATCCGGGAGATCAGGCCAGCCGCCATCATGACGGTGCTGAAGGCAGTAGAAAAACGCGGTGCTATCGAGACTGCGCACCGGTTACGTCAGCGCATCTCAGCGGTCTTTCGCTTTGCGATCGCCAACGAGCTGGTGGAAGTGGATCCGGCTGCGTCGTTGGGCGACGGACTGAGGCCAAAGAAGAAGGGGCGCTTTCCCGCCTTGGTGAAAGTCGTTCAGGCTCGGGAGTTTCTCGAGGCCTACGAGGCCGATCCGGGGCATCCCTCAACGAAACTCGCATCAAGACTGTTGGCGCTGACGGTCGCTCGGCCGGGCGTCATCCAAGTGGCGCAACTGCACGAATTCGAGGGGCTGGACGGCAAAGAGCCGATCTGGCGAATACCGGCCGAGAAGATGAAGCTGGGCTTGGAGCAATCGGAGATCGAGGCCTTCGAGTTCATCGTCCCATTGGCGACGCAGGCTGTAGAGGTGGTCAAGGTTGCTGCCGCAGCTGCGAAGAACCGGAAGTACCTGTTTCCGTCGGCCCGTCATTCCGATCGGCCGATAACGAACAACACGTTGAACGCGGCCTATCGAAAGGTGCAAGTCCACTTCCGAAAGCACGTACCACATGGGTGGCGAACGAGCTTTTCGACTATCATGAACGAGCGCGCGCTCGAACTGGATCGGCCCGGAGACCGGACGGTGATCGACCTTATGCTCGCACACGTACAAGATGGCGTGGAGCCAACCTACAACCGCGCCACGTACATGCCCAGGCGGCGGCTCATAGCGCAGGAATGGGCGGACATGCTGCTGGAGGGCGTTGCCCCACCGGCCACGCTGCTGGACGTAGCCAGGCGCTGACGATCGGAGGCCGCGCATGACGGCCGCCGGTTCTTTTTCCGCCACGCCCTTTGGCCTACTGGCTGCAAAGGTCACCAAGGCCACGCTCGGCCGCAAGACGCGCGCGCTACTTGAACGCGGCGACAGCCCCCGGAGCGGAGAGAAAGTCTGGCGCAACTCGTACTACGAAGGGACGATCGAGCACCAGGTCTGGAAGCCAATCCACGATGGTACCCCGCGCGGTGGCGCGCGCTGGGTCGGGGCCTTGATGAAGGCTGCCCGGGCGTTCGAGTACAAGACCCGGTTGAAACGGCGCGAAACTGAACCCGGCGCGCGCAACGGTGAGCTGGGCGAGATCGGCCTCGAGGTGCTCGGTTTCCTCTACGAGACCGTGGACTATGCTACGGGCCGTCTCGACCCGGCGATTGCCACGATCGCGGAAGGTATCGGCCGATCCTACTCGGCAGTTCACGACGCGCTCGTCCGTCTCCGAAAAGCAAACTTCTTGCACTGGATGCGGCGTTCCCGGCCGATTGAAGACCCAACTCCTGGCGGACAGCAGGTCGAGCAGATCAGCAATGCGTATGCCCTGATGATCCCGCCAGCGATGATGGACTGGGTGAAATCGTTGTTCCGCAAAGCCCCTGCGCCAAACTGCGAACAGGATCGCCGGAAAGCCGAGCGTGAGGCTTACGAGGCGATGCTGGCCGGTTTGACGGCAGAGGAACGCCACGACGCCACGTGGGCCGGAGACCGCCTCCTCGGCGAGACCCTGAAGCGGCTTGCAGCCGCAGTAGATGCTCGTGATTTCCAGAAGGGCGAATCCTTGAGGACCGGAGAAACCGGGGTATCATTCTGATACTATGAGGACATAGGGCGCTAAGGCGCCCTATGGCGCTTTCCGCTTCGCGGTTTGTGCCGTCCCCAAGGCCTCAAGGTACTGATTTTGCACTCATCATAGCGCCGGCGGCACCGGCGCGCGGGAGCGGCTGCGCCGCTCCGGGGTGTCCAGGGGGCCGGGAGCAAGGGCTGTGCCATTCTGCACCCCCGCCCCGGCACCTTCTGTCGCTCTGTCAATCAGGCGCGAAATTGCTGATGAGGAGTTCGTTCACGCGCTTCCCGCTGCCGGTTGCGGCCGTCGCCATCGTCCAGGTCGTCTCGATGTCCCGAATGTGGAAGGCCGAGAAGATCTCGCGCACCGCAGGGGCATCATTAATCGACAACAGGAATTTGCCGCGCGCGCCGGCGAGCACTGCCGCGAGGCGCTCGAAGTCACCACGGCCGAATGTGCCGGCGCCGTAATCGTCCTCGCAGCCGAAGTATGGCGGATCGAGGTAGAACAGCATGCCCGGCCGGTCATACCTCGCGATGAAGCGGTCATAGTGCAGCTGCTCGATCGTCACGCCGGCGAGCCGCTCATGAATGTCGCCGAGGAGCGGCTCCAGTTTCGAGACATTGAACCGTGCGCCCTGGCGCGCGTCGACGCCGAAAGTCCGGCCGACGATCTTCCCGCCGAACGCCAGGCGCTGCAGGTAGAGGAAACGCGCAGCGCGTTGCAGATCCGTGAGGCGATCCGGGTCCTGCGCGCGAAGCCGCTCGAACTCGGCGCGGCTCGCGACACGCCATTTCAGCATGTCGATCAGGTAGGGATAGTGCTCTTGGAGCACGCGAAAGAACGTGACGACGTCGCCGGAGATATCGTTTATGACCTCCGCCTTCGGCCTGGACGATCGTCGCAGGAAGATCCCGCCCATGCCGACGAACGGCTCGGCGTAGCCGTCATGCTCAGTTCGATCGATAAGCGCGCAGATTCTGCGCGCCAGATTGCGCTTTCCGCCCTGATATCCCGCTGCAGGCGAAACAGGGCGAACGCTTTGTATTGACTCCATTTTTTTAAACCGCTCCATAGACCCTACCCGTACGACGGGTGCGGGGCGGCCAGTCGGCCAGCTGTAGTCGCGGCGATCGAGGCATCGTCGGTGCCCGGGGGCCAGCCCGGAAACCCCCGCTCCCCGGCGTGCGCCGGACGGGGGAAATTTGAAATGAGCATTTCGGAAGACATCTATACGCAGGCATCGGTGTGGCTGAGCGAGGTCGCCGACCATCAGACGATCGAGATCCTGATCGACCTGCCCGCATATGGCTGGGTTCAGATCTTCGACATTACGATGGGACCGCAGATGGTCATCGCCCACATCCGGCGCGATCCATATGGCAGCGTCGAAGATCTCGCCTTCGACGTGAACGTCATCAAGGGTGTCCGTCTTTCACCCGTCGAATTCTCAGCCCGCGAGAAGGACACCCCAACGGTGGAATAGGGCGTGGCGTCGATCGAGCAGCTGCGCGCGGTTGTAGGCAGCCTCAACCTTGTCCTTCGGTGAGTGGGCCAGCGCGCGATCGATGTCGGCGCGCGCGGCAGGATCACCGGCCATCGCCTCATTGAGGATCGTCGAGAAACTGGATCGCCAGCCATGCGGCACATGGCGGCCGGCAAAGCCGGCGCGATCGTAGAGGTCTCCGATAGCTCCCTCGCCGATCGGCCGACCCCGATCCCGCCCCGGGAACACAAGTGCATCCGCCGGCGGAAGGCCTTCATACCCGCTTTCGCGCGCAGCGTCGCGCAGTACCGCGACTGCGGCGGCCGAGAGTGGCACCAGGTGCGCGAAGCGATCGTCCGCCTTCTTCAGCTTCTTCAGCTTCATGCGCTCGGCCGGCACCCGCCAGAGCGGCGCATCGCCATCGATATCCTCGATCTCCCCCCAACGCATCCCGCGCACGGGATCGAGGCGGACTGCGGTCAGCGCCAGAAACTTTGATGCGAGCTTCGTTGGCGCCCGCACCGACGTGCGATCGCAGGCAGCGAGCAACTGGCGACATTGATCGAGATTTGTCAGCGCCGGCTGCGGGCGCGGCAAGCGCACCGAGATCATCGCTCGGCCGAGGTGCTGGGCCGGATCGATCTGCACGAGGCCCTCGGCGATGCCAAAGCCGAAGATGGCGGAAAGTCGCTGGCGCAAGCGCTTCGCAGTCTCGGCGCGACCGCGATTTTCGACGTCGCGCAGCACCTGGAGAAGCTCCCGTGGTTCGATCGAACCAGCCGCCCTCGCGCCGATCGCGGGGAGGACGTCGCGCTCGAGGCTCGCCAGGACGTCGTTCGCGTGCGCCGGCGACCACCCATTTTTGGAGTGGGCGAACCAGGCGCGCGCTAGCTGTTCGAAAGTTTCGAGGATGTCGCGAGACGTTGACGGATCTGCGCCGGCGCGCAGCTGCTCCTTCGCCTCGTCGCGACGGCCGCGAGCTTCCCCGAGGGAGACTTCCGGATACCGGCCGATGACGAGCAGCTTTTCCTTGCCCTGCCACCGATACTTGAGCCGCCAGGACTTGCATCCTGCAGGCGTGACGAAAAGGTAGAGCCCGCCGGCGTCGCTCATCTTGTAGGCGCGCGTCTGCGCGGCAGCGGCTTTCACCGCACCGTTGGTCAGCATCGAGAGTTCCTGTAGATCAAGGGAGCTGCCGCGAGCAGCTTATGCGCAGGATGCAATTATGTCGGACGAACCGGACCGAAAGCCGGCCCTCTACTTCAGCAACCCGTCTGAATCTGGCTGGGTAGATATGCGGTCCATCGAGCCGCCACTGGACATCGAGCCCGTGGAGCTCGAACTGTCATGGAAGCCGAACTGGGTTGGCGTCTGGGCGCTTCAGGCGGCCTTGGCCGACGATCACGGCGGATAACCCGTCCGCCTTGATGACGCGTAAAATGGCAGATTTCTGCGGCATAGGGCGGGGAGCGCAGGTGGGCGATACCCCACGGCGATACCCCCGCTTATGCTACTTCGCGAGGCCGCTTTCGATCAATTCGAGGACGAATTGGTGAGCGCCGGCCGCGTAGGCGTAGTCGGCATCGCAGGCGACGAGGTCGGCTTCAGCCGTCGCCACGAAGGAACCGGTGGGGCTGTCCGCAAGAACTCCGGCACCACGATCACCGGCGGCGCCGGCGGTAGCTGAGGCACCCGTACGGACGGACCACAGGCGGTGGCGAGCGATGTAATCGCGCAGGCCAGCGTTGTCCGCCAGCAGCGCTTGGTGAGAAGCTTGTGCATCGGTAGCGATCTCCTTCGACTTGCGCTCTGCAGCAGCGGTCGCCGCCTTGGCGCCAGCGACCTGACGCTGCCACTGCGCCTGGTCGGCCTTGCGGGCGGTCCGTTCGGCGGTCAGCGAGCTGCGCGCCGTCTGCAATGACTGGATCGCGCTCTGCTTTCCCGTCCACTGCCACCAGGCCAATGCCAGCGCGGCGCCGGCGGCGAATTGCCAGGGATGGTCCCGGACCAGGCTAAACGCGCGCCTGGCGCCCGACGTCGCCTTGGTAGCGAGCATTGCGATGAGCGCGATCCCCATCACTGCGCCGCCATGCAGTCGCTGTGCCGGCGCTGCTGCCGTGTCCAGACACCCCAGCACCTCGTGTTCGGTTTGCCGTTGATGGTGGTGCTGCAGTCGTATCCGGCCGCGAAGCGATATTTCAGGAGCGACTGGCAGGCCGGGACGTAGCGGCCGGCCTGCAGGTTGGTCCGCATCGAGGACTTGCGCCAGTTGCCGATGCCGTACTGCCCGACGAAGTCCAGGTAGACGTCATACTCGGCCTGGCTCAGCTTCACCTCCGGCATCGAGGCGGCAAAGTCGCGCTCGTCGCCGCGCATCAGATTGCGGGCCAGGTCGGCCGCTCGCTTGCGGGTGATGGTGTCGCCCATCTTGACCTTGCTGCCATCCTCGTACCGCGTCGAGCCGTGGCCGATCGTCGGAACGTCGCCCTTGGTCGGAACGACCGCCACCGCAGTGTAGCCCTCGTTGGCCTGCCAGACCGCGAAGCCGCTAGCGCTGAGTGTCAACAAGCCGACTGCGACCCGCTGCGCCACTTTCTTCTTCAGATCACCCACGATCCTGCTCCCTGAAGAACTTCCGGATCAGAATGGCAATTTGCAGAAGAGTGTAGGCCAAGGTGGCGACGAGCACCCAGTCCTGTAGACTGAGCCCAGCGATAGCAGCTGTGCTTACAGCGATCGGGGGCGCGGCCTTGCCTAAGGCGCCGGCGTACTCGCCGGCGCCTTGCGAATGATCAAACATTTCGTTTCTCCGGCTGATTTCTAGCGAGTTGCTTGCACGAGCGCCGCCAACGCATCGCCCATCTGCTTGTGGCCTATGCCGTTCGGGTGGACCCAGTTGTTGTAACGAACCACCGTGGTGCCCGTGGCGTAGATGTTCGGGTTCTCATTCTGGCTGTCGAACCCGTAGACCGGATCGACGAAGAGGCCGAAGGCGCAGACATAGGTCCCTGCAGCTTCCATCGTCGGGGTGTCGTACGCATCGAGCAGATAGCGGCCGCTGGCTTGCATGTTCTGGTTGTACTGCTCGGATGTTCCCCCGCTGCCGAGGGCGAGCCCCCAAGCGTCCTGCGGCGCACCGATCGTCGGAACGTTGATGATGACCTTGACTGTCGGAAGCGCAGCGCGGGCGCTGGCGATCAGAGCATCGAGATTCGCCTTGAAGGCGGGCAGCGCCGCCGCCGTTCCAGAGCTCGTCAGGGTTTGGAAGTCGTTGGCGGAAAGCAGGATGGAAATGTGCGTGGGATTGCCCCCCGCGAACGCGGCAGCGAAGCGCACCAGGTACTTGCCGAAGTCGAATGCCCAAGAGGCTGGCTGAGACCCCATCGCCACCCACGCGGAGCCGTTCCACGTCTGAAAGCGCGAGCCGGCCGCAAGGTTGGGATCATAGACAACCCAGCCATTGGCAGGCGCGGTGGGATAGCCGTTGGCGTCGTAGAGATATGCGCCGCTGTCCGCCCAACCCCGCGCAAGCTTCTGGAAGCCGTCGAGGTCGTAGTTGTCATCGGGGTAGGCGGATATGTTGATCGCCCGCCTCCAGAACTCCGTATTGCCTTTGTAGTCCGAACCGGAGATACCCACCGGGAACAGGAATGGGCTGTCCTTGCCGTTCGCGAGCCCTGCCGACGTCATGTACTGGGCCAGCGTCCAACCACCGCGCCCCTCTCGATTGAGCGCCGCATTGTCGGTGGAATAGTGGCGAGTTCCCTGCAGCGTGATGGCAGGCAGCTTGTTCACCGCCTGCAGTCCGTAGGACCCATCTCGCGTGATGCTGTCGCCGACCATCAGCAGCCGCACAGGCGTGGTAGGGGTCGTCTTGCTGACCGGAGTGATCGTGGTCGTAGCCGCCTTCAGGGTCGCGAACGAGTAGTCGTTGATATTTAGCTGTAGGGAGAAGCTGCCGGAGGGATCATTCCCGAAGCCGGTGTTTCCGGGCTCGATCCGCCAGAAATCCTCATAGTGGCGGCCCTTGCTCGCGATACAGTCCACGAGCTTATCGCCGCGATAGCCCCGGATTATATTCTTGAAGTAGAGGTTCGACTGCTCGACGTTGCCGGTGCCGGTCGCGCCCGTCAGGACGTAGACTTTCCGAGGAAGGACGATGTCCTGCACCGGCTGCATGCCGGAGACGCTGATGCGCGTCGGATCAACGATTATCCTGTACGCCTCGAAAGATGTGGGAGCGGAGCCCTCCTCGATCTGGAACGATACGCCTAGGGTATTCGTGAGGATTGAGAAGCGGCCCCATGCGCAATTGGCAGGCGTCGTGAACGTGCCGGGTGTGCCTGTCGCAGCACGCCCCGAGATATAGGTCCGGTTCTCCGTGAAGAATGCCAGCTGCCGCCCGTCGCTGGTCGAGTAGGCGGTGTTAGGCTTAAGACGGACCCAGCCCGAAGTGCTGTATGAGGCATTGGCCGCCAACACACCGCTGTCCGAGTTGATGTAATATCCTGCCACAACATCAGGATCGGCGGGGTTGATCTTGTTCTTGCCCACTACGAAGAACGAGGTCTTTTCCGGGGTAACGAGCCCATCCGGCAATGACGCCGAGGTCAGCGCCAGTGCCTCGGAAGGCACCACGAGCTGATATGCCCGTCCGGCGACGGCCACCGTTCCCGGCTCGATCGAAAGCGTCGCCGCTTCGGCGTTAGTAGCTGAGACGCGCATGTACTTTGCGCCAACAGGTTTCACCACAGTTTCAGGGGTGCCCGTGGAGGTCGCCACGCCCGAAATGAAAGACGCATCCCCCTTTGCTGAAAAGAATGCCATCTGCCGGGCGTGCGTGCGGGTTAGCTGGCTGCCATCAGCTAAATCGCTGATGTCGATCCAGTCGGAGGCCTGATATCCGCTGTTGGCCAGCAACGTGCCATTGCCCGAATTGACGTAGTAGCCAGCGGTCGTCGTTGCCTTGTTGAAACGGTTATTCTTCGGCCGCATCTGCGGTGCCAGGAGGGCACGTGCAAGCGCGAGGGAGCTGACGTACCGGCTACCCTTGTCTTCGGCGACGGGACGTGAAAAGGCACCAATGTTGAGGCTGATCGTGCAAGTCTTGTACGAACCCGTCCCGACAGTACGGTTCAATCGGTAGAGGATAGCCGTCCCGGTCGCGCCGTTGGTCATCGGCTTGACGTCGAATTCCTGATACGCCCCGGTGCCGACAGCCGTGGTGGTATCGCCAGTTACATCGATCGCTCCGCCAAAGCCCCTTCGAATGAAGGGCTCGATGCGAATGGTGGTCCCGGCGTCAATGAAAAGGCCGATCTTGCCGGACACCACTTGTCCCGGAAGGATCATGCTTTCGGCGGTGTAGTGGTAAAAGTCTGTCTGCGCGGCCGAGCAGACGAGCGCAGGATTGCCGTGCGGCGATGCCGTCAAATCCCACGTGAGGTTGCCTGTCGAGCTAGTAGCCTTCGCCCGGTTGTCCAGGTACATCGCAGGCGCCGCTGCATTCTCATCGTAGAGCGCGCGAAAGAAGCCATCACGCCACCTATTGTCGGCCGAACTCGACGGAATGTTCGTACCAGCCAGCGCGGCAAGCTGGCTGTCGAGCGATCCAGTGCGCAAGAGCGCGGGGGTCCCACTCGCCTGTTTCGTATAGCGGCCGTTGAGGGGGATTTGTTCGCCAACTGCCGCGGCGGTGCCGTCCAGGCGAACTTCTCCCGCCACGGCGGCGCGCGTCGCGCCAGCTGCCTCGCCGTACACGATGGTCGGATCACCGGCCGCCATCTTGGGGGCAAATGCGATCGCGTCGGCGTGAAGCGTGAAACCAGCTGCAGCCCGGGCATCGTCCTTTGCATCATCGATGATAGCAAGATCGGCGCTGTCGAGACCGGGACCTCGAAGTCCACCAACGGTAAAGGTGAGCTGGGAAGTCAGATGCGTCATGCGAAGTTCACTCCGGCCGAGAGGATGAATTCGCCGCTCAGCAGGCTATCCTGCATGCCGTCGGCGTAGCTGATCTTGATTTCCTGAACGAAGGTCTGCGCATCACCCGGGGTAGGCTGGTTCTGACCCGGCATGGCGGCCAAGCTTTCCTGCGAAAGCGCAGGAAAGATCGTCAATCGGCGCCAGCCTTCTTGCGTTGGATGGGTCTCGTCAGTGAATTCGACGGCCGGGTCTGCTGCAAGAGGGGCACCTGCGGCGCCAGGATACTCGCGCACCTGCATAGAAATGGTCGCACCGCCGAGCGGCAGCGGAGCGCCCTCGTATTCAAACTCAAGAGTTGGCGCGAAACCGATATTCCGCGCCGCATAAAGGGTGGCGATAGGCATGGGGTTTTCCTCGAGAAGAGGTCAGGAAATCGCGGTAATCAGGCCGCCAGAGGTCGTAATGGTGATGCCGCCCACTGTGTGGGCGCCGTCGCCGATCGGAGTGACGCCGGCGAGCGCTGTGAGGGCAGCGCTGGCGACCTGCGCGCCGATCGCGCCGCGCCATTGCGCCTGATCTGCGCTATGGACGATCGAGAGTGTGAAGACGCTGGGGATCTCGCCTTCTGCATAGGCGGCAAGTACTGCGGGTAGGTTCAAGGCCGCATAGGGTAGGTCGTTCCAGGCGGTGGTGCCGTCGCCGTACTTCACGAGCAGGGTGTCGGTTTCCAGCGCCGGCTCCTTCCCCTTCAGGATGGGATTGACGCTGGACCAGTTCGCTGCGGTGTCGCCGCGAAGCTGGAAGCGGACGGTAGCCATGTCAGGCCGCCTCCGTCGAAGCGTCGCCGCCATCGAGAACGACTTCATCGTTGTCGTTGATCGGGTCGGCCGGGGTGAGTTCACCGAAATCGCCGGGCTCGTGGTAGGAGGCCGGATCGAATTCGTGCATCTCGGGATTGTGCTCCTCGAGTTGTAGCCCGACCGAGAAGTCCTGATTGAGGCCCCAACTGGTGACCTGGAAGGCATAGTTGTTGAGGCCGTAGCGCGCAGTACCCAGCTGCACGGTGTCGAGCGTCGAGATGGCGATGCCCATGATGTTCATCGGCCAGGTCACCCGGCGTTCGGCCTGTGCCTTGCGCAGGTAGTATTCCAGGAGGCGCTGGCCCCGGTAGTGCGAGGTAATGTGCGGCAGATCGTAGGAAAGCTGGCGGACGTCGTCCTGGATGATCTCGCGGGTGGGAACGTCGGTCGGCTGATACTGGTCGGGCTCGATGTACGTGCCCGTCACCTGGTTGCCGATCTGGTCTCCCTCAAGCAGTGCCGGCACTGTGATCGCCCCGGCAAGATCTCGCTCCTCCAGCGTCGCGGAGACCGGCACATAGTAGCCCGGGCGCAGCAGCATCTTGCCGCCGCTGTAGGTGAACTTGCCCGCGCAGCAGGTGACGAACGTGTCCCGAACCTCGCTCGGCGCCGCGCCGGTCTGGATATAGCTGTCGAATTCATACCGGTGCTCAGCGCCTGCCGGCGTCGTCACCAGTTCGTCGCTCACGTTGGCCTGCGCGGCTACCCAGTCCTGATCGATCTCGTCGTCGTAGGAACCGAAGCCGCCTTCCTCGCGCGGCGTCATCAGCCAGTCGTAGAAGATCAGCAGCGCGTTGCGGGTGTAGCCGCGAAGGCCCGTGCGGGGATCGAGGATGTCGTCCTTGCCTTCGACCTCAGCCGTAATGTTCGGCATTCCCGCCTGGACGATGTCGTTGGTCAGATAGAACTTGGCGTAGATGAGCGCGGTACCGCGGCCGCGATGTGCCGACGTCCATTTCCCGCTAGTTTCCGCGACGAAAGTCGGGTGCGCGGCCTGGTCGTCGGTACCGCGATAGAACCACAGCCAGGCGTTGTTCGCATACTTGCCGCTGGTCACCATCCCGGCGCCGTTGACGGTCACGACCTCGTCGCCGAGCCACCAGCGGGTTACACCCTTGCAGCGGTGGCCGGCGACGGCGATCACGAAGTAGCGTTCTCGCTTCCCGCGCGGGTGGAAGAAGATCATGAGCCCGCCCACCCGGCGCTTCCCGTAGATGATGAAGCTGTTCGAGATCGACTGGCGGAACATGCTCGGCGACGCGTTGGTCGATGGCCTTCCCGCCAGCGCCTGGAATGCGACGCCGGCGATCGCGGTCGCCGTCGCCGCGATGAAGGCGGTCGCCGCGGCCGTTGCTGCAGCGGTTGCGGTGACGCCGAGGGACGAAAGAAGGGTCGGCGCGAGCTGGGGCGCAAAGTACGCGACGGCAACGGCGACCGCGATAATCGCGACCGCCTTCAGGACTTTGCCCAAGGGTCTCTCCTAGATCGTCAGCGCTGGAGCGGCCAGGCCGCATCGACGTCGCGCATCGCGGCAAATTCTCCGCCGAAGAATTCAGCCTGGTCACCGCGGCAGATCCCGATCGCCCATCCGCGCTGGACGATGTCGCCCCGCATGGCCTGGCGATATGGAATAGCCTCGCCGTGCACGGCCGAGATCACCCCGGCCATGTCGCGCACGCCGAGCCGGCGCATCATTGCAGCCCAGTCGCGCGGCCGGCGCGGCGAGGCGCCGACGACGTCGCAGATGTCCCGGCCGGTCTCAGCCAGGACGTGCACGCGCCAGCGATCGCCGCAATGCTCGCGCCAAGCCGGATCGATCACAGGACAGGATCCTGCTTGGACTTGGCCCATAGCACCGGGACCTCGACCATACGGGTGACGTATTCGAAGGCCCGGTCGCCCGGGTACTTGCGCTGCTGCCACCAGTCCGTGAAGCGGCGGATGGCTGGGCGGCGCTGATCACGCATGCGGCTTTCGCCACCGGCCGTGACCGTGATGGTATCGCCGGCATCGACGATCTCGTAAGTATCGAGGCGGCCCTTCCAGAGGTTCTTGAACCCGATCACCTGCTGGTAACTCTCGTCGAGCACACCGACGTTCAGTTCATAGAGGCACCCGCGCACGGCCTGGTCGGCGATATCATCGCGGAACTCGGACGGGATCTGGTAAAGCGTCGCCTTCACGCCCACGGCCGAGCCATCGGTGCCCTCTCCGACCGTATCGATCTGGCCGAGGCCGCCGATCGCTGACCAGATCTCGCCATTGTAGGTGATCGTATGCCGACCGGTCACCGCGTAAACCGGGTCGGGCAGGTCAATATGCACGCCGAGGAACGGTCGGAGCTCGGGCTTGTCAATTTCCGCCTCGAGGACGGGTTCAAGCTCGCGTAGACCGCTCATGGAAGCACCTCGACGAAATCCAGCACGTAGTCGGTCGGGGTGCCCACCTCGCTCTCGTTCTGACCGGCATCGGTATTGGTCAGTTCGAAGCGGCCCGTCACTTCGACCATTTCAATCGGTGCCCCGGACGCGATCGGCGCCGAGAGCGGCGGCTTGAAAGTTGCAGTGACGATGCCGCACGCCGGCGCGATCGCGGTCATACTGCCCACCAGCGGCGTGACGCCGGTGACGAGATGGGGCCGGCCGTCGCCCCCGATGTAGTCGCCTATCGACGGGCCGACCTTGCCGTTGCCGATGAAAATCGGGATTGAGGTGGCGCCGGCTGCAACCGGGGCCGCTGCGACCGCATCGGTGTAGCTCGTCAACCAATGCTGCGGACGGGGACGGCGGAAGTCATGAAACCGAATCTTGTAAAGACCGCCCTCCATCTCGGCGATCAAGGCGTCCAGGCGGGCAGCAGCAAACGCGGGGTCGGCGGCCTGCGGCCCGGTGCCTACCTCCTCGTAACCATGCCCGGCCCGAAACGTGAGGCGCGCAATCCAACGGGGCGCCGACAGGCCGTAGACCTTGCGGGTACGGGTCAATGGGCTCTCCGAGCCGCCGACATGCGGCTGCGGATAGTACATCGTCTTGTAGGGGACGAGGCCAGCCGGCCAGACCAGATCAGCCACGGCGACGCTGCGCCTCGCTGATCCCGCGCATGGCCGCCTGACGGGCCGCCTCGGCAAAGCGCATCGCTTCCTCCTTCGTCGCGAGATCCACCGCGCCGGTGAAAGGCATGTTCATTTCGACGTACGTCGTGCCCTGGGGGCCGTTGTCGTTGCCGGGCCGGGTGATCTCGACCATCTCACCCGCCGTTCCTCTGAAGGCGACGAGGTTGTTGTCGATCCCAGGATTGCCGCCAATCTTGAACGAACCGCCGGTCTTGAATCCGGGGAGATCGTTCCAGTTCACGCCGGAAGCTGCAGACGTGACGGAAGAGTTGCTGCTCAGCGTCAGCCCGCTGCCACCGCCGAACAGGCTGCCGATGGCGCTACCGATAGAGCCGAGGATGCCCCCGCCCCCGCCAGACGAACCGACGCGGGAAAATAGGCTGGAAATGAGATCGGCGAGGCTGTTGAGCGCCTCCTCCATCCCCTTGGCAACGCGATCGCGCCACCAGTTCTTGAACCAGCCCTTCAGGTCGCCATCGAGGGCGGCGCGCACGCCGTCCTTGAAGGTGTCGCGGAACACGCCGGTCTGGCGGGCGCGCTCCATCTCATCCCATTCCATGCCGGCCTGGCGCTTCGCAGAATCGGGATCCATTTCGAAGTCGCGCTCCAACTGGCGCGCGCGCTCCCGGATATCGATTTCGCGCTGCAGCTGGCGGATCCGCTCCTCGCTATCGCCCCGGGTCTTCGCCAGGGCAAGCTGGCGGTCCTGTTCGTCGTCGGCGATCAGGCGGGCCCGCACCGCGGCGCGCGCCTGGTCGATCTCGAGTTGCTGGCGTACCGCGCGGGCCGTCGCCTCCTCGAGCGATAATCCGTCGCGCTGGAAGGCGAGGATGCTCTCCTTCAGGTCCTGCTGGCGCTGCAGCTGCTCCTCGAGCGCATAGTTGTCCGAGATCCGCGCGAGGTCGATCTGGTGTGCAGCCTCGTCCCGCGCCAGGTCCTTGGCAAGGCCTTCGCGGCGGGCAGCCTCGAGCGTCGCCATATCGCGCTTCGCGGCGGTCGTGGCCTGCTCTAGCGAGAGACCGGTGCGCTGATAGGCCTCGATCTGCTTGCTGAGATCGAGGCGGTTGCGGATCGCACGTTCGGCCTCGGTGTCGCCGCGCAGGCGCGCCGCTTCGAGCTCGAGGTCGTCCTTCAGCTGCTGGCGGTTCGCCGCGTCGTACTGGGTGTTGCGACCCTTCGGCGTGCGCTTCTTGCTGCTCTTGTCGTCGTCGAAGCTGACCGATTTCTTAGGTTCTTCGGTCTTGGGCGGGGGCGTTTCCTTCGGCTTCGGAGGCGGCGTACCCGTTCCGCCCTGTGGGCTATCTCCGAGCCCAAGCCGCTTCTTCAGCCCAGCATACTCGTCGCCGATCCATTTTGCCTGCTTCCCCACCCACTCCATGAGCGAGCCGAATTTGTCCACGAGCCAGCCCTTGACCGCAGTGTAGACGCTCTTCGCCGCGGCAGGGATACCGGGAAGAATGCTTTCAACAAATGCGACGCCGCCCTGCACTGTGCTGGTCAAGGATTTGAAGATGTCCGCGAATCCCACCGATAGACACTTCTTCCCTTCCGCCCATGCCGCCTGAAGTGGTGCGCTGATGGCCGGGTAAAACGCCGAGATCACGTCGACCACCGTGCTGATGGCGTTCTCTACGATGCCGGCAATGGCGTTCCAGGCGCCCGAGAAATCCCCCCGCAGCAGCGCGCTGACGGCATCAACCACGCCGCTGACGACATCAACGAGGCCGGAGATGATGGCGATCGCCGCCCCGAGAACACGCTCGATCACTTCGCCCGCGACGATAATGGTCCCCACCAGCAGCGTGCCAATCACATCGACAACGCCGGCGAGCAGATCCATCAACCCCTGGAGCGCGGACCCGATCGGGCCGCTGGTCAGTCCGGAGAACAGGCCGCTGATCTTCCCGAACAAAGCCTCCAGCGGCGGGCCGAGGGTTTCGGAAAGGCTCTTCCACACCGCTGAGAGGGCAAAGACGATCTGATCCTTGAAGAGCAGAAACGCCGAAATTGCGAGGCCGACTGGTCCAAGAAAGGCGAGAAAGCGGCCGGCGACCATGCTCAACACCCGCGTGAGCCCAGCTTCGCCGAGCATGCCGATGATGGTCGAAACCGGGGAAATGATCAGCCCGATCGCGCGGCCGATCAAGCCGAACTTCGAAGCGAAGCTGGCCAGGAGCACGGCGCCAAGGTGGCCCAAAATGATCATCAACGGGCCAAGAATGGCACCGAAGGCAGCGAACGATGCGCCGATCTTCTTCACGGCCGGCGATGCATTGGCGATCGCCTCCAGGATCGACGCGAAGCCGTTCTTGATGGCCGTCATGATGGACAGGATTGGCGTCTCGATGCCGAAGGCGATCTTCACGCTCTCCCAGGCGGTGGCGATGCGCTTTCCGGCCGCCTCAGAGCCCTCCAGGCGCTTCGCGATCTTCGCCCCGACGTCGCCCTTCGTGATTTCGTTCTGCAACTTCGCAAAGCCGTTTGCACCCTGCTCCATCAGACCGATCGCCGTACGGGCGGCATCCGATCCGAAGATGGTGGAGAGCGCTTCGGTCTTCGATGCGTCGGTGAGATTGCCGAGGCCCTTGCGGAGAACCTCCGCCTGCTCAGTGAGCGGCTTCATGCGACCGGTGGCATCGAAGAACGAGATGCCGAGCTTCTTCATGGCCGCCTTGGCCTGGTCGCTCGTGCCGACCAGGCTCTGGATATAGGTCTTGAACGAGGTACCCGCGTCGGCGCCGCTGGTGAACTGCGTGCTGGTCGCCGAGATTGCAGTCGCGAAGTCGAGAAAGTCGACGCCGGCCGAGGCCGCGACGGCACCGCCCTGCCCTACTGCAAGGCGGAAATCGTCGAAGCCGAACTTCGAGGTGTCGAGGGCACCGACCACCTTCTGAACAACGCCGGGCAGCTGCGCGGCGCCAATCTTGAACTGGCCCATGATATCGGTGACCAGCGACGCCGAGCTTTCCGCATCGATCATGCCGGCGGCCGATAGGTCCAGCGCCGCCTTCAGGGCACCGCCGAGAATGTCGGCGGTGGAGACACCGGCCAGACCGAGGGCCTCGATCGCCGATGCCGCCTCGGTCGCGCCCTTCCCGACCTGCGGTCCAAGCGTCCGCGCTGCATCGGAAAGCTGCTTCAGCTGCTCGCCGGAGACATTCCCCAGTGCGGCCTTGACCTTCTTCATCTGCCCTTCGAAAGAGCCGGCGCCCTTATCGATCGCCCGCACCATCGCCGCAAAAGGCACCGTGATGCCCAGCGTGATGCCGGTGCCGATCGACTTGATGCGCTGCTCGACAGCATGGAACTTGTCGACGAGGCGGCCGAGGACGCCTTCCACGCCCTTGGCCGCAGAATCGAACTCGGAGGTGTCGGCGCCGAACACCACACGCGCGGCGCCCACAACTGCCATATTCATGCAGTACCTCCGGGGGGAAGGACTTCACCCGCCGCCTGAGCCCACGCGAGGCCCACGGCGTACATCTCCTGCCAGGTCGATTTCTTCGGCTTGGCTGGAGGGGTGATCATCAGTTTCTTGAGCGGCGGGATCTTCTTGGTCCTGCCGAGCGCGGCCGCGGTCCATGCGGCCTGCATGACCAGGTCGTGGCGAGCATGAGCTGCCCGCGCCTTACCCTCGAATACGCGGGCGATCGCGCGCGGTGTCAGACGCCAGAACTGCTCAGGATCTAGCTCCGCTTCGCACCACGTGATGTGGAGCTCCGCCCAGTCCCACGGCCGCTCGACGCCTTGGGCGCCGGCATCCGAGGGCCCTTGGCGCCGTCCTTGGCCGCCTCCGGGAATGCGGTTTCGATGGCGCGCATCACGAGCTCGAGCGAGGGCTCAAGGCCGCCGACCGCTTCCATGATCTGCCCGGCTTCGAAATCGGTCATTTCCGGATGGCAGTCGGTCAGGCCGATGCGGAACAGGGTGCGGATCTTGCGCATCGAGGGCGTGCCGCCCAGGATCGTGCCGAGCTCGGTGATGTTGTCGAGGTCGAACGTCTCCTCGATGACGCACAGTGCATTCGTCCCGAACGCGAAGGTCCAGCGCTGGTCGCCGATCTCGAAGCCGAGTTCGCCGCGGTGCGGGTTACCGCCGGTAGTCACCGTCATGATCAGCCTCCCTCACCCGCCGGCGGCGTCAGCACGGGCTTGCCCGTAACCTTCCACGTGGCGGAACCCGTCATGCGATCGTCGATCGGCGTCGCATGACCGTGCGCGGTGGCGAAGCCCTTGAAGTTGAGCTCGGCGCCATTCGGATAGACAATGCGCCAGGCTTCGACCGCGCGGGTTGCCAGATGGGTGTGGATTGTCGCGTCATCGAGGAGACCGGCCACCAGGTTGTAGGTGACGCTGGTCTCGCCGCCGTCAGCCAGACCCGGCTTGAATTCGCGGTAGCCGTCCGGGCTGGCGAAGTGAGTGAATTCTACGCTGTCGCGCGACGTTTCCGGCGGGTTGAGCTCGGTCATCTCGGCGAACGGGGTATATACCCCGCCCACGACCTTGCCGAAGGTGGTCAGCAGACCGATGTCGGTCGCCTCGTTGGTTTCTGCCATGTTGGCTCCTGTCGTGGGCGGTGAGCCCGCCCGTTGCGGTTAAGGATGCTGGTTGCGCCGGCGCTGGGGCCGACCGGCCCGGCCAGCCCGGGCGCGATGGTGATTGCCGGCGATGCCGGAGGGATCAGCTGAGACGGATGTGCAGGACCATCACATCGAGGATGGTGCGGTGAGCCACACCCTGATCGTCGGTGTCGTAATCCGACCGGATGCCGAGGACGAAGGTGCGAAGCCGGACGCCGAGATGATCGCCGCGAAAGCCGACGAGCAGGCCGCCATCGCCCCCGATCGACAGCGCCAGATCTTTTGCGACCTTGTAAGTGCGGCCCCAACATTCGATCTGGATGCGATCACGGATCCAGCCTGCCGGGCCATTGAAGTTCATCTGCGGCGTGCCGAAGGTCCGCTCGATCACGATCGCGGGAAGCGCGGTGCCTTGCGGTCGCACACCCCAGTCCACCCGGCGGTCGACGGATTGTGCAACCGGCAAGTGACGTAGGAGAAGATCTCGAAGGGCTTCATCCATAGCTTAGCCCTTCGCCAATCGTTCGAATTCGTCAGCGATGTATTCCAGGACTACGTATGTCGCCTTCTGGCCCATCGCTTCGAACGCGGGAGCCATGAAGGGCTGTGGGCGCGCATGCATGGTGCCAAATTCGATCATATGACCGTAGAAGCCGTCATGCTGCAGGCCTTTCCCCTGCATCGGGCCGACGAAGACAGCCTGATCGCCCTTCTTCAACTGCACGCGAGCAAAGTTCATGCCCTTGGTTTCGGTGCTGATGCCGATGCTGTCGCGGAGATTTCCAGTATCAACGGGAACTAGTCGCCGGGCTTCTTCGGCCACAAGCTCGGCGCCTGCAATCAAAGCTTCCTGCACAATATTGCGGTTGGTCGCACGCATCAGCTGTTGAAGGTTTCGCTTGATCTCCTCGGTACCCTCGATCCGGATTTTCATCTTCATGGGGTGCTATCCGGCCGTGACGAGCAGGTGATCTCAATGCCTTCCCGCCTGAAACTGGTGATGCTCTTAGTGCTGAGGACTTGGAAACTCTCGTTGCCCAGGCGGAGACTGTCTTTCCCGTCGATTGTCCGCGTCAGGCTGTCGCTGATGACAGTGAAGCGGGTCGTGAGGCTTTGCCCGGTCTCCGCAGCGCGGAGACGTTCGCCGTCGCTGACATCGACCCGTTTCGCCCATCGGCGCCCGATCTCGATGGGTGGGCCCGGGACTGTCGCGGTGCCATCGTCCGTTGGCGTCGAACGCAAGATGCGGATCCGGCGATTCAGGTCACCCTTCTTCACAGCGTATGCCGCTTCAATCGGCGACAGAGGCGTCTCGCAGTCGTCTCCGCCTTCTGCAGGGTCTCGCCCCCTTCCCGATCGGCGTCATAGGCGCCGATCAGGATGAGCATGGCGCGGCAGATGTTACCGGGAACGTCGTCGGGATCCTCATATCCAGCGCGAAACTGGACGCTGAATTGCTGGCGGCGGGATCCAAAGGGGAAGTAATTCCCGGCGTCGGGAAAAACCCGGGCAGGCCGAACGGTGACGTCAATGCTCACCGGCACGGTGTGAGTGACACCCTCCGCATCGGAGAACGTCAGAACCGGTTCGGCATCGGCACTGATCGGCCACGCCTTCAGCGCAACCGGACGGAAATCGTAGAAGGTCTCTTCGACGTCACGGGCCTCGAGGATGTGACCGGTGTATTCCTCCACCCAACCCGCCGCGTCGCGGATAAAATCGCCGATCTCAACGTCCTGGTCGTCGCCATCGACGCGCAACTGCGCTTTTGCCTGATCGAGCGAAACAGGAAGAGCCATCAGTGATCTCCCACAGCTAGCTGGCAGTCGACGTCTTATTCGGCCTGCGCGGCGAGGCTGCTTTCGACGGCTTCGCGACCGGTCATGCCCGGGTCGTTAAGGTCGATCTGATTCTGCACGGCGGTGGTACCGGCGCGAAGATCAGGCTCGGCCACGTCCTGATCCACAGTGTCGCTGGCGGTGGCTTTCGCCTTGGAGGTGCTACTCATGATGTGCTCCTGGGAGTTGACCGGAGCGGCGCACGCGGCGTCGCTTCGATCAACCGGGGCGGCGTAAACCGCCCCGGAAGGTTATCAGGCTGCGCCGATCTTGATCGCCTTCATGGAATCGGGGTTCTTGACCCCGCCGCCCACGCGCTTGGTCACGTAGAAGCAGATGAACGGCTTGTTGGTGTAGGGATCGCGCAGGACGCGAACACCGATGCGCTCGATCACGAGATACGTTTCACGCATGTCGCCGAACAGCGCCGCCAGTGCGCCGGCGGCGAGGTTCGGCATATCGGGAACATCGACGACCGGGCGGCCGAGGAGCGTCGAAGGCTGACCCGCGACAAAAGTCGGCTGCCAGATGAAGTTGCCGTTGCCATCCTTGAGCTTGCGCACGGCGCCGAGCGACGAGCGGTTCATGTAGAACTTCGCGTTCGGCTCGTACGTAGCCGGCAGCTTGTAGACGGTGTCCACCAGGCCATCGGTGGTGAAAGCAGCGGCAGCGCCGCTGTTCACGGCTTCGATCGCGCCCCACGGGTGACGGGCCGCCGCTGCGCCGCCCGTGACGTAGCCCAGCAAGCCGAACGGCTTGTTGGTACCGTCGCCCGACAGAAACGCGATGCCCTCCTGACGGGCGAACTCGGTCTCGATCTCACCGACCAGCCACTGTTCGATGTTGATCTCGCTGTCGTCCAGCAGGGTCTGCGAGGCAGCGGCGTTGGCGTACAGTTCACCGGTGCCGAAGCCGAGCGCCGTGAACTGGGGGGTGCTGGTCGCCGGGCGCGCCGCCGTTTCACCGACCCAGCCCGAGCCGAGCTGGCGATCGGTGAACAGCTTGGTGAAACCGGCGGTGCTGATCGACTGCACGGTGGCTTCCGCGCGGATCGGATTGATCAGCTTGAGCCGGCCGGTGATGGTACGGTCCCATTCGATCGGGGTCGTATAGCCGCCGTCGGCGTTCGTGCCCTCGGTCATCGCCGCGCGCGGACCGGTGCGATGGGCCGCCTTCAGGCTCTCTTCCTGCTCGCGCGAGCCTTCGCGCATGTAGGACGAGAAAAGGTTGGTGTACTCGGCATCGGCGAGCGGATGAGCGGCGTCACCGCCGAACTGGCTGGCGGCCAGCTTGGTCGAGTGCTCGTTGATGGACGCTTCGAGGGCACTCATCGTTGCGTTGATCGCGTCGAGCTTGGCGGTCACCTCGGCACCATCGGCCTTGGCGCCGACGTTGGCTTCGACCGTGGCCTTGAATTCGTTGTGCGCCGTCTGCAGCGCAGCGATCATTGCCTTGGTGTCGCCGGACACGTCGGCACGGATCGTGGCGCCAATCAGGGCGCGCGGCATTTCGGGGATCACCGGCGCCTGAAGAGTGAGGGCGGGCTTTGTGGCGGCGGCCGCGATGGAACGGATCGGAAAGGCGAGCAGGGTCGCCATCGCCGCGAGGGCGATCTTGGGATGATAGCGCATGGAAGCTCCTGGTTAAGCGCGGAGGTCGTCGAGCAGGGACTGCATTGCGGCCTTCAGCTCGGGGTCGTCGCCGCCAGCGCCAGGCGTGTCGGCAGGTACAGGGGCAGCGTCATGCGTGCCCTTGAGACTTTTGATGCGGGCGCGCGCCTGAGTGCGCGTCATGCCGCTGTTGATGAGGGTCATCTCGAGCGCCCGGATCTCGTTGACCTCGCGGTCTGCGGCCTTCGCGTTCTCGTCGACCTTCATCTGGTCGGCCGGCAAAAGGGCATCCGCGAAACCGCGCTCGATGGCGAGCGAGCCCGACAGCCACGATTCCGCATC